GTTGAGCAACAGGTGGACAAGTGCACATGCAACCAGGCAAATGGCAAACATCACAATAGTCAAGCTTCTCATCCAGATCGGCAGACATTGCGACAACATTTGCTTGATTTGCAAAATGCTGACGAGACTTGGTGGTGCAAATCTCGATAACATCGAAAATGGAAGCGTGATAGTTGATAACATGGAGATTATTGGTAGTATGTTCTGACGGTTCACAAATAACAATATCCCAAAGATCAGGGATAGCCGGAATATTTCCATCATAATGAGCAAAGACCTTGGTTGAGTCTAAACGATTGTCATTATCCATACGAAATTCTTTGCGTACTCGAATTTCTAAGTGAAGAGCGGCTCGCCGTACTATCGAATACTTCTCAATAGAATACATAGATGCGAGCGTATACAACTGTGTGTTACTTGTCATCGTAACACACTTCGGCTCTATAGAAACTTTTCCTTTTTGATCAGCTTCTGCCATATTCGCATAGGCGGGCACATTGTTAATTATCTCAATTATTTTCTGACAGGGTGATTTTTCCACAAAGATAGGCAAAGTATTTCCTATATCATCAATCACAACACCATTGATGTGGGATTTGTAATTAGACATGAACTTGTCTGCTTCATTGATAGTGATAATACGATCGTCTGATGCATCAAATCCATTGGACTTGAGAACCACACGCATGACAAGATCATTAACAGAAGACTTACCGACTCCAGAAGACCCGTGAATGTATACTCCAAATGGAGCTTCACGAAGTTTTCCAGTTACGCGAATAGCGATAAAATCCATACGGATCTTACGCAAAGTCGCGACACGTTCATACAAGATTTTCTTTTCCCACGTGCCTTCACTAGAGACATATAGTGCATTGGCGGTATCAAGAAGATTTTCGAGTTTATAGTCAAAATCATTTTCGGACATGTTGGCATGCTTTTCAAGATTACCAGACTTGACAAGAGATGCTAAATCCATCATTTCAAAATATTCCCTATCAAATTCGACAGCTTCGCTATCCGAATAGATAAAAGGAGTAAAAGATTTGGTGATAAAACATTTGTAACCACCTTCAATAAAGTAGGTGACAGTATCAAGAGTGGCAGCAGCGAAATCTATAGCAGACACATGTTTCTTATACGCAGGTACAGAAAAAATGCGAACACCATTGATATCGTATTTGAAATCAGCTAGATTGCATAAGCCCATCGAAGCGCTCATACTAAGCAATTTAGAGATCTTCTCAAAAGCTACATGTTCCGTCATTAACTTCCAATTGTCCTTGCAGGACTGGAGAGCTATTAACCAATTTGGCAATGTTCCTGCTTGATCAGTAAGACTATCATCATCATTTTCGAAATCGGACAAAAGATCTGCCGCAGTTCGATTACGATAAATGTGAGCTTCTGATTCACGCAATTCAAGTAAATCTTGCGCATATTCTAAGACAGCGTCAATAACGCTAGCTTGAACATGAGTCTTGAAGTACAAAAAGAGAATAGCAGTTGCCTGGGAAACGGTTTTGGCTTCCCGGAGGGCCATGAAGAATGCGAAAGTGTTTTCGAGTTCATTCAAAAATTTTTCGGTGTTGACGCCTCGAAAGTGTGGGGTGTACGGCTCCATCACATCAGCAATATTGAAATTGCTGCTTTGTGGATCTAAACGCGTGGAAAGACCACACATTTTTCGTACAAGGAGTTTTAAGTCAGTAGATACTGAACTAGTTTTTTCATGTGCACAAATCATAGCAGGGGTACTCAGGGCTTGTGTAACCACGGGGAGTACCGCACGCTCGAAGTTAAGGTCTTCGAAAGACACAGGCGTCATATTTGTGATCTGAGAGACCACAGGGACGATTTCGTTCTTGAAACCGACCCCAGAGGAGTTTTGAACTCCCATTGGGTTTAACATATTGGCTCAATTTAATTTCGGATGAGTCTCGGGAGTTAATATAACCAGCGACCGGCTACCATATAGTAGCTTTGTGTTACTCTAACAATATCTGTGTATTGTTAAGGAATGTTAATTACATTCAATAGTTCTTGTGGACATTACGCTTCCAC